TTTACCTTGCTTGTCTTCCAGTCAACGACAGCACCAGTTTCAGGGATCCATAAATCGATATGAGCTTTCATACCGTTATGTTCCACTTCGCTTTCAACAACGAACCTCTTACCCGTAGGATCAGCAAGAGCCAATGCTTCCTCGATGGTTGCATGGATTGCAGTTCCCATAATCGCTGCGAGTTTTAGTTCATTGTCATTGGTTTCGACCTGACCATTCAGGCGATACCAAACCTTTCGACGGCAGCCACCAAGTTCTGATGGACCTACCTGTGTTTGTACTGAGCGAGAGCGAGATGCATCTTTAGCTCGTAGTACATCAATGAGTAGTTGCTTTGGATCAATGCTCATCTACTAACTCCTTCTCAATAGCCTTAATAGTTAGGCAGGGATAAAGTGTGTATATATCTTTACCACTCATTTCCGTACAATGGCTACAAAATTCTGCAATTAAATTATCAAGAGGCTTATGCAATTCCACTACTGACAACAAAGCCTTAACAGCAGGTGCTTCTTCTTGTAAATACTTTAACTCTGCACACTCAAGACGAAACTTAACCATCTCTAGTAATTCATTGTGTGTCATTTGATTCCTCTGCTGCTTTCTTCTCAGCTTCTCTTTGAACTGTTGCCCAGAACAATGAGTAGTAGCTAATATCAAATGGGAATATCTTCATGTGCTTTACCAATGCACCTGTATGTGCATGCACTTTCACACCTGCTTGCTTGAGTTTACGGAAGAACACAATGTCCTCACCAACAAACTCAGTCATTGATTTATCTTCTTCATGGAAGAAGTTTTGATTCGGATGTGCAGTACGAAGTGATTCTACAACTGACTTGTGCATTAACACAAGACCCATTCCTGCATGATCTATCTCAACGATCTTGTTCTCAGGTAGTGGGTGTAGGTATTCAATCTCGTAGTAGCTACGACCCTCTTTGAATACTGCTGGCATTGGTACTGGTAGATCTCCAGCATGATCTTTGAAGATGAAGTACACGCCAGTTACTACTGGGCGTGAGACCTTATCTGCTGTCTCCCATAGAAGCTTGAGAACTTCCTTGGTTAGAACAACATCAGAGTCAACCCACAGTAGCCAGTCAGTCTTTGCTTGATCGGCCCATAGATCAAACAACTGCATGCGTTGACGAGCAATCTGATTACCCTTCACACGGATAGCATTGTTAACTGGTACACCAACTGTAGGTGCCATCATGATTGAGTACACAAGTCCTTCGTTGAACTTGCCATCGACCATGCCGTTATCACACCAGCCAATCGATAGTGTTTCCTTACTGCTGTGTGGCATTAGTCAACCCTTCTATGTATGTCTTAGCCATCTCGTAAATCTTTGCCTTACCGTGTTCTGGTTTCCAGAGGATCATCGTTCCCGGTAGTGTTAAGTTTTTTTCTTCAGGTAGTGGAATCAAAGCTGTAAATGAATCTGCAATGAAACCATTCTCGTGCATCCAATCAACCAAGTCAATCTTCGACTGAGAATATTTTATTGATTCATAACTGTGATCCCACCATACGGTAACTCCGCCTTCTTTCCCGTATTGAAAACCCATGACCCATGAGTGAGGGCGGAATGACTTGTCTGAAAACTCACACATCTGTGCATAGATTGTGTCTACTTCTACGAGCTTCTTTGTCATGGTGTAACTATGACACAACCGGCCGACACGATCAATGCATTTCCAAAAAGTGGGAGTGTCGTGCTATTGTCCCTCCACCTCGAAAGGGGTGGGGCAGAAACTTCAAGGCGACACTACACGGTGTAGCACCTAACCAACCATAAGATTTTTTATGGGGGGTAGGGGGGCATTTCTTAAAGCTCTTCTGCCGGTGTAGTAAATGTACCGTAATGCTGGTTAAGGTACATTTGTTTTTGGCAACAAAAAAGAGGGCCCCGGTTAAGGGGCCCATCTAGTTTGCAGACTGTTAGTCTAAGTCTTCTACATCCTCTGGCTCTGTGAATAGAGCTGCTACTGTCTTTCCGTTCTCAACCTTCTGAGCTGTGAATGAAAGACCTGTTGCTGCTGCAATTACACCAAGAATCAATTCTGTAGGTAGATCTGGTACATATACAACGATCAAGGCAACCGCTGCCTGAATCAAACCTGCCCATGCGGCAGGAGCTTTTCCGAACTTCATGTTATCTCCTTATGACTTGAAGACTGGCTTGCCAAATCCCACGATAGTCACGGCTTGTGACTTGCGGAACTTAGATCCATTCTTCTTCTTGTAGGCACGAACCTTTAGGCATACCTGCCCACCGTTTCGCTGGTCGCCCTTTTTATCTGGGGCGGTGTTGCCCTCAATGCATGTCACAGTTCCGTCGCCATTGTCTTTTACAACAATGCCAACATGTGAGATGCGGTCAACCCCATCGTTGGGGAAGTCGAAGAACACAATGTCGCCGGGTAGTGGAATAGCTTCCTCTGCCTTCTCCCATTGGCCCTTCTTCATGAACGCAGTTGCACCAGCAACTGTTGATACGCAGCTAGGGATCTTTAACCCTACCTCGTTAGCACACCAGTTAACGAAAGAGCCACACCATGGCAAGAAGTTTGCCTTGGTAAATGCTCCATATTTCGTTTCGTTATCTTTAGGTCCCTCGATCACGCCGAGTTCCCCCTGTGCTACTGCAATAAAGTCTAAACGCTGACCCATTAGTTGCTCGCTTTCTTGTCTACCTTAGCAAAGGCTTGGTTAATCTCATCGGCTGATAGTGATCCATCGGCAAGGAAGAATCGAGCTAGAGCTTCTAGTACTCGAGCTGCACCTAATGCACCAGCAAGTACTGCTGCCTGCCATACTTCGATGCCCACTAATGAGCCAGCACCGATTACTCCAAGTGCCTCTGCTGCAATGACTGCAAGGATTCGCATCATTACATTCTTGAATGTATCCATTAGTTATCTTCTTTCCTGATTGTGTTACGGGTTGCATCAATCACGATTGCGATAGCAATGGCATATGTGACGATGGTTCTAGCACTACCCTCAAGGACTACCCATGCCACGAACATGCCGAGCAAGGTGTATGTCTGGTCGAGGATTGCACCTATGAACTTCTTGATCATGGGTTCCTCCTATAGGCTGCGGCTGCTGCAGCTCCTGCTGCTGCCTGTGTTGCGATGTTGCCAGCGATAACCGCTGCAACAATTACATCTTCTGCTTTCTCTCGTACCTCTGGTGACATATCTGCACCCACATTGGCCAATGCCATAAGTGCTTGTGCAGGATTTGTAAAGATTGCAGTTACTAGATCTGCTGGATCTCCAAAGATTTCAAGTGCAATAACAACTTCTGCTGTAAGGATTACGCCGTTGTCTAACATGACTAGAGTTTCAGGATCCAATGATTCAAGATCCGTGTCGTCAGTAATAACTACCACTTCGGGTGTAGCATTATCTGTATGCGTAGGTTCTTTAGCTGGCTCAGGTTCAGAAACGACTGGAGCTTCAGGTTGTGGTACAGGCTCTGGCTTGACTTCCGGGGCTGGCTCAACTGGAACTGGTTCCTCTACAGGGGCAGGTTCTGGCTCTGGAGACGGCGGTAATGGCTCAGGTTCAGGAGCAGGAGCTGGAGGTTCTTCGGGTGCTGGAGCTTCTGGTTCAGGCTCTGGAGCAGGTGGTTCGGGTAACGGCTCTGGAGATGGAGCAGGTTCGGGAGCAGGTTCTGGAGCTGGCTCTGGCTGTGGGACTGGTTGAGGTTCCGGCTGCGGAACCGGTGCTGGCTCTGGTGCCGGAACTGGTGGAGCCACAGGAACCGGTGTTGGTTCAGGCTCTCTTACCGGATCAGGAACAGGATCAGGGCTAGGAGTAGGAGTCGGCTCTGGCGTAGGCTCTACGGGGCTTACAGGGCTTGTAGCAGTACTTGTATCTGAAGTTGCAGTAGAAGTATCTACGGAAGGTGTAGGCGATGGTGCAGTTGTTTCGGAAGGCTGAGGCGAAGGTTCAACAGGTGCTGTCGCGGTTGAAGTATCGGAAGCCGGAGTCGGACTTGGTGATGGGACAGGCTCTGCAGTCGGTTGTTCTGAGGGACTCGGAGAGGCTGAAGGTTCTGGAGAAGGGGTTGGACTTACTTCAGCTTCAGGTGTCGGACTTGGTGCAGGACTTGGCTCGGTTGAAGGCTCAGCACTTGGAGACGGAGAAGGCACCGGAGTAGGTGTTATTCCATTGTAATAACCCAATGACTGGTTACTAAGGTCATCACTTACATAAGTAGTAAACCCTTGAGCATAACCACCCTCGCAGAATAGGCGAGGGATGTATCCCTTATCTGCAAAGAACTGATTGCTGTTATCCCAACCGATTTGAAATGATTGGGTTGTTCCATCTGCCTTAGCACAAACTACATTGGAACCTGCTTGGTCAGCATAAGCAATCGCTGGAATCCAAAGAGATGTTCCGATAGCTAAAGTGATTGCACCGAGAAGGCTACTTATCCTTCTCACAGAGTAGAAGGTAGATGTCATCCACACGATTTTCAAGTCTTAGTAACCTCTCTGTATTTTGGTCAACTTTGTCTTTCATACTGGATCCACCATTGTTTGTAAGCTCATGCTTAATGGTGTGTACTTCATTGCGGATGATCCATCTAAGTATCATGAATCCTGCTGTTGCTAATGTTAATAGGGATACAGCAAACCCTGCCCATTCTGTCGGACTCATCAGACTATCGTTCTCATTGTGATAGTAATGATGCCGCCGAAGTTGTCATCATTGAAAGATGATGGAGTGGTACGAGCAAAAGAGATCTCTTCAATAACAGCATCAAAGTTTTCGCCTGAGTTAAAATCCTGTACAAGGACTGTTGCACCTAATGACTCAACTGTTTCTAATGAGCTAAGACGATACTTAGCACCACCCTTTGTACCAAAGCGAGTGTTGCGACGATCTGCTTCAAAGTCATAGCACATCAATGGCAACTGGATAAGACGAGAACGAGTAGGTGATGGGATCGCCTTGATGGCGTATCCTCTTAGGATTCCACCTGTTGTGTTTGATGTTGTTGACTTGTATAGAACGAATGTCAACTGACCATTAACCTGAGTGGTTGGGTATGCAGTAGATAGATCAAAGTCTGTGTTGTATGAGTTACCTGTAGTTAAGGTAGCAATCTGTGTACGACCTTCATTTGAGTCTGCATAGATTTCTACATTGCCAGCAAGTTCACTTGTTTCTACACGAACACGCTTCCATGCTTTCTTTTCTAGTGTACCCCAGTTGACAATAGCCGTAGTAACTGTTCCTTCATCTACAAGATCTGTTGCATGCTGTAACCACACACCAGATGCAGAGATACCCATGAATAGCTGAGCTGTAGATGGGAAGAAACCAAGTGAGTTAACTGCACCGCTTGTACCAATAGCCCATACATCTGTTGCGTATGGGTATGAGCCGTCATCTAGTAATGCACCAAGGTAGATACGGTAGGTACCAGATGCCCCAGCTACACCAGACTTAACGCCAGCCCAGATGTAAGAGTCACGAGCTGCAAAGCATAGGACTGGACTATCTGTAGTAAAGATCAATGGACCGTAGACAATGGTTGCATCGTCGGCAATAGCTGCAATACGAACACCACGGCTAGTGCCAATGGCTAAGAATGTACCAAGGTATCCGAACAACGCATGAACAACTTCACCACGAGGGATGTCAGCTACAGATACTGCAGCTCCAAGGACACCTGTGTTGTCTGGTTGTACACGGAAGATTGCAGACTTATCTCCGGCGTAACCGGAGAGATAGATAGCACCACGACCTTCTGCAATGTCAGACCAACGCCATCCGATAGGCACGGTGGTTGTATTGGCAATAGGTGTAATAGTTGAAAGGTTAGTAGCAGATCCATGGCTTCCAAATGGAAGTTCATACACAGCAGCAATAGGTGTAGTACCTGTTACATAGCTGATGCCAAGGATGAAACGATTCTTCACATACTTGATAGCAGCAGTTGTAGCGTTAGCTGTGTTGATTGAATAGTGAGTATGAAGAGTAGGACTTGCTGCAGTTAGATCGTAGTCGTAGATATTTGTAGCAGTAACAAGTACTAGAGATGTACCATCTGTTTCAGCTGCGAGGATTTCAGCAGATAATGCAGATCCAAGTACAAGGGTTGTAGATGTTCCATCAGCCTTTACTCGTGCCACACGAACTGCAGATCCAGATGCTGCTGCACAATCGATGGCTAGTACATAGTCAACGCCAGCGATAGTGGTTGGTAGTGCAAGTGTTTTATTAGATGTAGATCCAGATGATGGATAAAGTTTAGTTGTCTTCTTAAGAAGAGATAGCTGACCCGGAGTCCATGGGTCTACGCCTGTACCTGTGTAGTAGCGGAAGCGGAGTTGATCTGCGTTACCCTCTAACGCTTCCTGATATTGGATACCTTGACCTAAGTGGAATGATGTCTGGCTTCGTACCCAGAGACCTGAGTCAAGTGTCTGCTCACCCGGTTCACGAGCTTGGTCAACACGCTCATACTTCCAACGGGCAGTAGATCTACGGTATGGAGTTTCATCTGTGATCTGATAGATGAACGGTAGACCACCGATGGCCACATCGAAGGCATAGGTATTAGGGTCATAGTATTGAGAGCTTCGACCAGTAAGGTCGAGGATGACTGTCTCTGTAATGTCTGGTGACTTAGAGAACTTTAATACCACTATGGCTCCTTAGTTTTTGGGCAATAAAAAGTGAGCAGTTTACCCTCATGCTCAGGAGGTAATGCGTGGTGTTACTTAGAGTGCTGCGATCTCTTCTGCTGATAGACCAAGAGCTGCAAGCTTTGCTTCTGCTGATGCCTTAGCTGCAGCCTTAGCTGCTGCTGCAGCTGCTTCTTCTGCTTGCTGTGCTTCAAACGCTGCTTGGCGTTCTTCCATTGCTGTGATCTCTTCTGCTGTCATTGGGCGTTCAGTTGATACGCCAGTTGAACAGTCAACTTCGATGATTGTTGGTGTTGTCATTTGTGTTACCTTTCGTTGTTGGTTGTTTACTTAGCGGCTGATGCCGTATAGAGTAAAAGTAGATCCTGCTACATAGTTTGCAGGAGCCGGCAAATCTATTCTCGTGATCGGTGAATTAGCTTTAAACAATCCACCTCCAGTCGAAATACCATATGCGTTAGTAGTCATATTTGGTGCAGTAACATCAAATGTAATTTGTTTAAATTTGCTTGTTGTGTACTCTGGTATAAGAATCTTAATTGTTGAAAACATATTAGATGTCCAATATGAACCAGATGAATTACAAGCAAGTCTAGCAAGACCAAAGTATGTTGTGTTTGTATTTCTTAAACCAAGAACAGATGTTCCGTAGTCTGTAATACTTTGATAAACATTTGTTTGGCTGTATACTGCAGTAGAATTGTTATTAAATACTGGAAGAATGTATGTTCCAGTTCCAGTAACTTGGTCACGAGTCGACATTAAAATCATAAGGTCTGTGTAGTTTTGAGGAATATTGTTGAATATAATATTACTTGCTGAACCACTAGCGACTTGTGTAAATATTGCTTGCATACCTTTAGGCATTGTTATGCTCCTGTCGCAATAGGGTTAGAGGTAATACCGTACAGATCCATACGGGTTCCAGATGCCCACGCAGTTTCAGTAGTTAATGTAAGTCTATTAATAGCTGATGTCGAATTCCATGTTCCAGAAATTGTTCCAACTGTGTTAACACCAGTAGTTGTATTATTATCTAGTCCACCAATGCATTGTATGTTTTTGTTTTTAGCTGCTGTGTAATCAAGGAAATCATATATAAAACAACCAAATGTATTTGATAGTGCTGTGCTTCCGGATGGTCGAACATTGTATGTAGTAAATTGATTATTGACTGTTCCAGCCTGATATACAGTAGATCCATCACCATAAACATTGTGAATAAAGTAAGTTCCACTAGTTGTATCATTATTAAAATACAAACCAAGGCTTCCAGTTGTGCCAGCATATGCTGATCGAGCATACACATGTAGTCTTAAATGAGAGAATGTTTGTGGAATGTTTTGAAAATCAATCGCTGGACTTGAGCCGTTACCGGTTCCAGTTGCTATCCAATGCATTGTCATTTACACACCTGCCTTAATTCCGTATAGAGTCGCAGTTGAACCAGCGACATATGCTGTTCCATATGACTGACCAATAGATATTGTGCTAATTGCTGATGTTTGTCTCCATAAAGAAACAGACATATCAATCTCACCGGCTCCATTGTAATCAGCAGAGCTTCTTCCAATCTGTGTTTTAAACCCAGTTGTATTGGTATAGTTCAAGATGTAGATAACTCCAGAACCAAATGCTCCAGACAAAGCTGTTCCGCTTGGGGTTGAACCCCCGTATGTAAATGGCATGCCTGTTGACCTAGCAGATGTTGGAGATGAACCATTACTACGAAGAATGGTATATGAGTAATCACTAGCACCATTGTTGTTATACTGTGGAATCATCTGACTAACGGTTACAGATGTACTTGTATTCCTTGCATTAAATACAAGCATTAGATCTGTAAATGTTTGTGGGATACTTGTAAACTGAAATGTTGTAGTGTTTGCATTATCAAGTCTAATAGTCTGAATAGGAACTATTGCACCTTGTGCAGTATCCTGATCCCACATCTTGTTGGATTTTACTCCGGGTTCTGCTGTCGAGAATCGTCTAATCGCCATGTGTCTCCTACTTAGCTATTCCGTATAGAGTAAGTGTTGTTCCAATTTGAAATAGGTTTCCACCCATATCCATTGCTATGTGTGTAATTGGTGCATTGGTTCTGTTTAATCCAGAAATCATCATAGCTTGTGCAGCAGAATTATTGCCTTCAGATACTGAATCAATTATCATCTGCTTCCATTTTCCAGATGTATATTCTGGGATATATATGCTGTGTGATGAAAATGTATTTGATGAATGAGTTGTATCGCTTACATTTCCAAAATTCTGATAAGCAGAATTTCTTGCGGAGAATGTAGAGGTTCCATTACCTCCACCAGTTATCCAACTAGCTAACGCTGGATAACCTTCACCGCTAAAATAAGCACCAATAGATCCAGAGCCAGTTGAACTAGACGAACGAACACTCATTACAAGGTATAGATCAGTATAATTTTGCGGGATATTATTTATACCAATGTTGGTATTCGTTGATGTTAATGTTTGTGTAAATATTGCTCGCATACCTTTAGGCATAATTAAGCTCCTGTATTTGGGCTAGAAGTAATACCGTACAAATCAATTCTAGAACCAGATGCCATGTTTCCAGTACCAGCAGCAATCAAGAAAGATGATATTGCTGTTGTAGTTTGCCAAGAACCAGAGCCAATATGGATTTCCCCCGTACCATTGCAATCTGAACCACTTAAAGATTTAAATGTCTTATTCTTGGATGTATTTGCATAGTCAAATATATCAACTATTGCTACCCCAAAGACACCTGCTGGGTCACTTACGGTAGGTATTCCAGAAGCAATCCATAAATCTTGATTTACAAAATTTTGAGATGCAGTTCCAGTACCACTTCCGTAAACTCTGTGAATAGATTTATTGGCTGTGCCATCGGAATTTGGATACATCAAAAATGATTGAAGACTAGATGTGCCAGTAAATCGTGCAAACATTCTTATTTGAAGATGACTAAATGTTTGTGGGATATTGGTGAATGTATAGCCACTTGTACTTCCATTCATTACACCACTAGTTCCAATAAAATGCATTGTCATTTAAGCACCTGCCTTAACACCATAGATAGTTACTGTTGTTCCAATGCCAGGATAATTTGAAGTTCCACCAATAAACAATGCAGTTATTGCTGATGTTGTACGCATAGTTCCTACAGATAGCTGAGTAAGTCCAGCTGCTGCTTGTTTCTCAGCAGCGTTTCTCACTAAAAATGTTTTATATTGTGTTGTATTGGCATAATTTAAAATATGATAAATTGCAGAACCAAAGAGTCCGGGTTCCCATGCTGGTCTTGTTGCACCATAAATTCCATCTTGGTTTGTCCCTCTATCGGATGTTAATGATGTTCCATTTGCATGCATTCTTGTTACTGAATAATTAGTTCCAGTCGTTCCGCTTAATCCCATATACATATAGTCATCTGAACTACCAGATTGTTGAGTGTTGTGAGATATAACAACCATCAAGTCTTGGTATGTTTGAGGAATATTTGTTATGGATATATTGGAAGCAGCTTCTAATGGCGTTGTTGCCACAAGAGGAACTAAAGCACCTTGCTGAACATTGTCCTGATCCCAAGCACTTTGATATTTAGGTAGACCTTGTGTCAACCTTGAAGTAGATAATCTACTGATAGCCATATGACCTACCCAATCTATCTATTAGAGTTCAGAACCGAAAGCTGAGAATGTAAGGTTTGCGTTTGATGCGTATGTACGGATTGCGTTGGTTGCTGCAAGGGTGATACCCAATGTCAACGCTGTTGAATCGTTAGCTGCGATAGGTACATCGTAGGCAATGTAGTGAACATTTGCCAAGGTTGTAGCCGCTGTTGGCTTAACTGCAATGCGGTATGTAGCCGAGGTTGTTCCACGGTTTGCGATTACGATTGTTGATACTACTGCTGAAGAAGAAGCAGGTACTGCATATAGTCCTTCTTCAGTTGTTGCTGCAGCTGCAAGCTGTCCTAGTACTTTATATGCCATTTGTTATGCTCCCATAAGTAGAAACGGATTGAGGTTTTCTTGTTCTGTAGCTAGAGGATACCCTCCGGCTTTTACACCGTCATGAACTACAACGGTTTCCTTGGTGGTATCAACTGTGATCTCACCAGCCAAGCCTGTAAATGTAGAGTGTTCTGCTGTTGTACCTCTACGGAATTGAAGTGCAAATGCTGGCATTTATTATGCTCCCATCATCATCAATACATCTGGGATTGGGTCAGTTACTACCACTCCCCATGATGTTGCTGTTCCATTGTTAGTTAAGAATTTGCCAGCGTTACCGGTCAAGCTTGGCACATATCCAGCGGCAGTAACTGCACTAGCCGCTGCTGATGTAGCAGAAGTTGCTGCACTAGATGCAGAAGTTGCTGCTGCTGTCTGAGATGTCAAAGCACTAGATGCCGAAGTCGAAGCTGAGGTAGCACTTGTAGCCGCTGCAGTTGCACTAGCTGCTGCTGCAGTTGCAGAAGTAGCAGCCGATGTAGCCGATGTGGCAGCGTTAGCTGCTGATGTTGAAGCTGTTGATGCACTAGCGGCAGCAGCTGTTGCTGAGGTTGCCGCATTGGATGCTGAGGTAGCCGCTGCCGATGCCGATGTAGAGGCACTAGAGGCCGATGTAGCCGCTGCTGTGGCAGAGGCCGAGGCTGAGGTTGCACTAGTGGCTGCTGCTGTCGCAGAGGCTGATGCACTCGTTGCTGAGGTAGCAGCTGCGGTAGCAGATGCAGCCGCTGCAAGCTTTGAGGTATTGGCATTAGTCTCGCTGATAGAAGCAGAGGATGCCGATGTCGCTGCTGCTGCAGCTACGGTAGCAATGTTGATGTAGGTGCTTGAAGTGGTATCGGTTTCTGTAATAGAACCCATATCACGGACAATGCCTGAACCGGTCAGACCAGTCACACTAGCAAAGCTTGCAGCTGCAGATGTTGCAGATGTGGCTGCAGAAGCTGCACTTGTTGATGCAGCTGTTGCTGAGGTAAGTGCTGATGCTGCTGATGTTGCAGCAGATGAGGCACTTGTAGCAGCAGAGCTTGCAGACCCAGCAGCAGCTGTTGCACTTGCTGCAGCGGATGTCGTGGATCCAAAGACTGTATCGATGTATGTCTTATTGACTGCATCAGAACCACTTGTTGGTGTACCCAAAGATGTGATCTTGTTGTTACCCATAGACAAGGCACCGGTCATAGAGTCGCCAGCCTTGGCGACCTTAGTACCGATGGATGTCGCTACAGTTGTAGCAAAGTTAGGGTCATCACCAAGGGCAGCAGCCAGCTCATCAAGAGTGTCAAGAGCTGCAGGAGATGAAGCAATTACATTTGCGATTGCTGTATCTACATAAGCCTTGGTTGCTGCATCTGTGTTAGAAGATGGAGTTCCAAGTCCTGTTACCTTGTTACCACCTGCTGCTAGATCTCCACCCAAAATACCGGATGTAATTGTCTTAGATGTAAGGGTAGATGCAACCTCGTTAAGAGTTACAGTACCTGTCGCATCTGGAAGTGTAATCTGTCGATCTGCCGTTGGGTTAGTAACGGTAAGGGTTGTCTCGTTGGCATCATCAGATGATCCTTCAAACAAGATACCGCCATTGGCAACTACTGCACCGGAAAGAATCTTATTAGTAAGTGTCTGTGCATCTGTAGTACCAACCACATTGCCAGTTACTCCGTGGACTCCAGCCTTAGTTGGGTCTGCAGTTGATCCAGCATGAGCTGAGAAATCGTTAAAGTCTTGACCTGAAACCACATGTCGAACTGTTGCACCGATTGAGTGAGCAATCGCTGTTGTTCCATCCTGACCACGGACTACTGCAGCCACGGTACCGGAGATGTTAGTTACCTTAACAAGTTCTTCCTTGTTGGTATCCGGATCCACAACAAGTGTGAACGGATAGTTCGATGGGAAACCTGTTACGAGGTCTAGTGTGAAAGACTCAACAACGCTGTCGACTGATGCAGCAAGTGAGGCCTGTTTCGCCGTTGAGGCGTAGTATCTATTCTGTGCCATTGATTACCTCGTATAGTGGAGTTTAAGTGGATAAAGATCACGAAGTCCAGCAGCCTCTTGTTGAAGTCGCTGAGTGTATAGACCAAGGAAATAGCGAGATGCAGCAGATCCAGAGCCAATAGGCTTTGCACGATCTAGCATGTCTGCTTCTACTGCTGCTGTAGGTACTCGTGCAGCATCGGCTCCGGCAAGGAGACGGCTGATAGCACCGTAGGTAATAACATCTATAGTGCTTGATGGAAGACCAGTTACAGTCTCGAATACATCATTGATACCAGACAAAGGTGTTGGTGCCTTAGCGTAGATAACCTGAACTGTTCGTCCAGCATCGATTCCATCGTAGATGTTAATTGCTCGGCCATTAGTAAATACTGATGTGTTAGCGTTCTTGTCGACTTCATATCGACGAATGTCTAACCACTCCTTGGACGAACCAAGGGTCTGCCACTTAGCATCAAGAATATAATCAGCTGCAGCAGGTAAGGCGTATGTAGTAACTGATGTGTTGAATGAGAAGGTGTGTGTACCTACTCCGAATAGCTCTGGGTATACAGCTTGAATAGTGTCGTTAATCGCTTGCTTAACCATGAAGCGTGGATACGACGGAGCAATAGTTACCTTGGCTTCGTTAGCAGCAGATGCTGCTGATGTACCACGGAATCCACGACCCCAAGGTGCAAGGTATACCTGCTTGGTTAGGTTATCTGTACGGTCTACATACATCAGCTCGTCGCCGATCTCGATAAGACCGCGACCCATCTGTGCTGTCTCGTTAACAACAAATGATGTTGCAGAGTTCGAGATTCCACCGTTCTGGTTGATCCATGTAGCGGTGTCCTGTTGGGCCCCATAACCTTGAATCTGTCCAAGGACTCTTTCGATTAAATCGTTAAATGTTGTACTCATGAAGTCCTCGCTCTGAGGGCTGCTGCTGCAGCCAGACCAGTCGTTCCACCAAGTTGATTGCAAACACCACGAAGGTCTTTCCAATTAGGACGGGTGTTACCAGCTTTGACATTCAAGGCACCAACGGTATCTAGTCCTGTAGTTCCAGCCCAAGTATTGGCAGCTTGTGCCATACCAACATATGACTGAATTGCAGGATATGTACCACCGTTAGCTAACCTATTAAGTTCTGCTTTAAGTGTACTTCCGTTCGTGCCAAGTGCCATTTTACCATTTCACCTTATCTGCCCAATATGCCGCTGACATTTTGCCTTTAGCAATGTTTTTAGCATGACGAGCTTTGAATGATGCTTGTCTTGCTGTTGGCTTTTTATCGCCAGTTACACCCTGCTGACCGAATCTAATTGTCTTAACCTTTGATCCTTCTTTGGCTACTACAACATGAGACTTGGTTGGGTGTGATGGAGTTTTCTTTGGCTTGTTATAGCCAGATACTCCAGCGTTCTTAAGTCTTGGATCTGCCTTACTTTTTCTTTCCGCCACTCTTCTTGCCCTTCTTGGACATTCCTGCCTCTGATAAAGCGATAGCAACTGCTTGCTTGCGGCTCTTAACTACAGGGCCTTTCTTGCCAGAGTGAAGAGTTCCTGACTTGAACTCCTTCATAACCTTCTTAACTTTGGCTGGCTTCTGCATTACTTCTTCTTCTTTGCTACGGCCTTCTTAGCCATCTTCTTCTTGCCGTATTCCATCATGCGTTCTTTAGGACCTTCCATCTTTTCGTGCTTCTTCATAGCCTTCTTAGATGTGTACTTCTCACCCTTTGCTGACATGGTTTCCCCTATTCGTATTGGATCATTGTGATGATTGGTGGGCTGCAATATGCATCCCACTTTGTTGCTATCTCTACTGCTTTATAGACAAGCTTCTCTGCCTTCTCTGGGTCAGATACTTTCTCGATACCAAGAGCGACCAATGCACCAAGAGCTACATCACCACCACTACCTGAGTAGTAGATGTTTCGTACTTCTCTATCCCATGAGTAATCATTAAAGATTGGGTAGATCACTCCATTGAAAGCAATCAATAGATTCGAGTCCTGCCATGCTGCTTCGCCATCTTCCTTGCCGTCGTATCCGGCTTTGATGAAGGTCTCACGAAGAGAGGGGATAAGCTTCTTAGTAACGAACTTATCCAATGTCGTTCTGTTCCTGCTTGACGGTGGCTTAGGTGGAGTCCAGCCAAACTGGGCTATGTTTCCACCACGACTTGCACCTGATACGGCGATCATATACTCGCCGTTAATAACAATCTTCGGTGTTGCCAGATCCATGACTCGGCCACCCTCATCAGATGCACGAGAGTCACAACCCATTACAACCCATCCATCACCTTGGATAGCAGCAAGTGTTGTCATGGCTTAGTCCTTAAATGAGTTGTCGGTTGAGTCGAAGGCTTTACCTGCCAAGTTGCTGAGCTTCACAGCATCTTGAATGTCTTTCATATTGGTTGTTGCTGGTTCGATACCTTGACGAACTGCATCGCTGTATGCCTTGAGTTCTCCATCGTATGCCTTCGCTGACATAGTACGGCGACCATTGGCATCTCCAGTACTGAGCTGGAGTCCCTTAGCCTTGCAACCAAAGCATGTCTCTGGATCACACTTGGTGTGATCTACTGCCACAAAGTCTTGGCTTGGATCGTACAAAGGTTCTGGTGATGTGACATCACACTTTGTACAACCCCATACTTCTACATATGATTCAAGGTTTCCATCTATTAACTTGTATCCGAACTTAACTACTTTACTTACATGGTCGCATGCCATTAGATCTCCACTAGGAACCCATTATGTGCAGTATCTGAAAGAGCTACTGCTTCTGAACTTGTCTTAGTGGGGAATCCTAATGAAGTTAACATTGCTGCTTCTGTGTTTGAAACATTGTGTGTTCTACCGCCAAGGTAGAAATAATCTGCTTCGTTTGTTTCGTCCTGTGTTACTGCTCGTGATAACACAATGGATGATCCAGTAATAAGTACTGCTACACCTCGTGGAGAAACTACTCGCTTAAGAAGGCTATCCTTCAAAGGCCATGCTTCCATCACCTGTGGTGGATAAAATTCAAATGCCATTATTCTCCTTTAGTAGAGAGGGGGCAGGTTGCCCCACCCCCTCAACTATGAACTGCTTAGAGAGCAGATCCGCCTGTTTCTAGACGAACGACTGCATCATCGCGGAAGATTCCCCAACCGCCGAAGTACTTCCAGCCGATGGCTGACTTACGGCGTAGGTAGTCTGTCTGAGGTGATACGACTGTTGTTACATCGTATACATTTGCCTCAAGTAGAGCTTCCTTACCAACTGCAACTGCCTTGTAAACATTTGCAGAAGATGCACCCTCAGTTGTCTTGAGAACGCGGTTTGTCTGTACAACTTGGAATCCTTCTAGAACACCGATGGTGCCTGTAAGGATGTTACCCATGTTGTCAGTTGTGTACTTGTGGATGTCTACGAATCCGCCAGCACCTGTCTCGGCACGAAGGTCGAAAGCTTGGCGTGGGTGGATGAATAGTGTGTACAAGTCACCTTGGCGAGGCTGAGCATTACCTTCTAGAAGTTCTGTCTGAGCCTTGCGTAGCATAGCTGTTGAAATAACATCTGTTGCTGTAAGTGTTGCTGTTGTTGTACGAGATCCACCGAACTTAACCTTTGTACCTGCAACAAGTGCATTAGCTACAAGGGTATCGATTGTGTCTGCTGCGTTGTAAGCAAGTGCATCTGCAATCATTGTGTCGATGTTTGAGAAAGAAGCAAGGTTAACCTTCTCTGTCTCTTCTAGTACATTACCGTACTCAGTAACAGTAACTGTTACCTGAGATGGGTTAGCAAGTGCAACTGGAGTTACATCTGATGCTTCTGTTAAAGCTGTAGTTGCCTTATCCAAGTTAGCGTAAACGCTGAACTTAAGTGAGGTTCCTGGGTTTGTTAGTGCTACTGGACGGAGATCTGCGATCTGACGCATGACTGGAAGTGAACGGAGTTGTGCCCGTACATATGTGTCGTATGCATTTTGGACGAGATTACCGAGACCAGAAATTTGTGTAATTGCCATGAGGCAATACCTCTTTCCTTAGTTAGTAACCGGCTTTGCCCAGTTCTCCAAAGAGTTGCTTCAAAGCATCAGGACCCTTAGCAGCAGCTTCTGCCATCTGCTGTTCGATCACACGCTGGCGATCTGCAGGGATGGATTGATCTACTGTGGCCTGAGCCTTGCTGTAACTATCTAGAAAACCTTCTGGTAAGCCAGTAGGTGTCTGGTTTGGTTGTGGAGCTGATGCTGCACCGAATACATCGGCATAGCCTTCAACCCATTGTGACAACGATTCCTCCGTGAGGTCGATGTCCTGTGGAATAAACGAAGCAATCTTCGGATTTAAACCACGAGCTGTGAGGACTTCTGAAATTGTCCGTTCTCGTTTTTCTTTACGCAAATTGTTAAGCTCTTCCTGAATTTCCTTCAGTTGCTTTTCTTTTGCCTTATTGGCTTTGCGTAGTTGTTTGATTGGATCAGTTTCGTATTCGTTCTCGAAATCGTCCTCGTATAGCTCTTCATTGGACATGTGTCCTACTCCCTTTTCTATGTTAGATCGCTGGCCTCAAGTTATTCGGGGAAAGTAACTTGGCTCCAACTACCGTCTGTACACACATTCAGATCCGGTCTTTCTGATGCGGAGTGGGTGCCGGGGTCTTGAACCCCGGAGATTGCCAATCACCCGATAGAACTAGCTGACTTGGCCAGTAGTTCTTAATGCCTTAGATCCAACGCCTGATGTTCCGCCGAATCCTGCTAATGCAGTACTACGGATACGGGCTGCTTGGGATTGTGCTGCTACATCGCCAAACTCTGCAGCAACTGCTTCCTTGGCTCCGAAGTTCTCACCGTAAATCTTTGCAAGCGATCCAGTCTGCTCAAGATTTCTTGCAGCCTGTGAGTAACGCTGACGGTTCTGCTCATATGTGAATGAACCTGCACCGTACTGCTGACCTACTGTTGCTTCTTCTTGTGATAGACCAGCAAGAAGTGCTGCAGCTGTATTCATGTTCTTGCCTGTGATGTTCTCAAGAACCTTCTGACCCTTTGCAGGATCTGTGTAGTAAGCAGTTAATGCTGCATCATCGATGCCGAAGAAGTTCTTTAGTTCTGCACGGATCGCTGGATCCTTAGATGCCACTAGATCTGCTGAAGCCTGTAGGGCAGATGCAACATCTGCCTTGCTGTAGTTGTTCTTGAGAAAAACTTGGTAATCCTGTGGGCTGTCATAGAACCCTGCTGGTGCCTTGTAAGCCTGTAGTACCTGCTGGTACTCATCTTCCATTCCAATGATTGTTCGTTCATCTAGTGCTTTGAAGCCCTGTGCTAGACGATCTTCGTTCACCTTACCGAAGCGGTCGTAATAAGACTTGGTGTTGATAAGTGCTAGATAGAAACCTTCACCTGTTGTAGGGATCTCATCAAACTTCTTGCCAAAGCGGTCTACGCCGGTACCTTGATAGATAGCGGTGATTTCATCACCGAGTTCTTTGAGTCCTGCATTGGCAAAGCGTTCCTTAGTAATTTCAAATGCTGACTTACGCTGTGCAGCTAATGCATCTTTCTTCTGCTGTTCTAATGCAGCAGTCTGTGCCTTTAACGAATCTTCTATCTGCTTCTGAACCTGTGCTTGCATCTGAGCCATTTGCTGCTGGAAGGCTGCGTTCTGTGCATCAAGTAACTTCTGAATATCAGCAGCACTCATGCCAACCGCTGATGTTGCAGCGGTAGTAGCTGTAGTAGCAGTAGTGGTTGCAGTTGTTGCAGTTGTTGTAGCAGTAGTAGCTGTAGTACTAGCGTTAGTTGCAGCTGTCGCTGCTGAGTCTGTTCTAGATCCACCAAGTCCACCGGTAGGCGGTAAACCTAAAGCGACTCGTTCTGCTGAGGTTAGTGTCTGACCTCCGGTCAGTTTACTGAGTGCAGCTCGTGTATCAACTACTGGTTCAACTACAGTATTAGCGTTAAGTACAGCATTGGTAGCCGCAGAGTCTTCGGGAATATAGCTTCCACCGTCTACTAAAAAAACATCTGGATCTCTCATTAACCGATTACTCCGAATCTGCTCATGACATCAAGCGTGATGCCATCTAGTTTCTGTCGTGCATTTGATGTGTACTGCCAACGGCTATCCTTGTAGAGTTCTTGTTCGAACTCCCATAGTGGCTTAACTGTTGAAGTCGTCTTATCTCCAGCTGTTGTTGTCATACCCATCATTGCCTTACGGATCGTTGGGTCCTCTAGATCGAGGGAACCTTCTGGAACCTCTAGGATGCGGCTTACTGCACCGATGTATGGGCTTGCGATGGATAGTGGAGACTCTCCATTAAGGATGCGGTCTTTGAACGCAGGGAACAATTTGATTGCTTCCTGACGAAGGTTCTCGTCAATTTGCTCGGTTGTTGTATCTCCAAGGTAGGCGTTCTTACCAAGGTTAGATGCAGCTTCGGCAGTAAGGTTCAATCCATACTGACGGTACTTCTGCTTCACCATGATGGTGTTTTGATTGATAGCCTGTTGTACCTTTGGAAGGGATAGGTACTGATCTGTACGCTTTACCTTTTTATCAAAGTCACCAAGAGATGTTGATGACTTGAATAATGCTTGGAAGTTCTTGTCAGCAAGGCTGAACTGAGATGCTGCCATCTCAAGGTTAGTGGTGTATGCATTGATGTAGTCAGCTGCTGCTGTGGCAAAGTCTTTGCCAGCCATCATTTGCTTTGCTACTTCAGGCTTTGTAGTCTGAAGCTGATACTCACCGATAGCCTTAAGACGAATGTCATATGCAATCTCGTCTGCTGTCTTTACCTTACCAAGGATCTGGTCACGGAAAGAGTCACGAGTTGCAGTATCCAATGTAATACCGTTGGCTAATGCAGATGCACCAATGACGGCATATGTTCTTTCGTTGACATCCTTGTACCAAGTGGTATCACGAAGGTATGCCTCTACATTTGCACCTGATGCATTTTGCTTAGCAAAGGTAACAAGCTTGTCATAGATAGTCTTATACTTGCCGTTTTCAGCGGTCTTAAAGTATTCAATAAGAAACTTAGATCCATAGGTACCAAGCTTTGCTTCCTGCTCTGCAGTTAGCTTGCCAGCTCCGGTCTTCTCTGCTTCTGCTTTCTTGGCAGCTGCTGCTTTATCTGCAGCAATCTGTGCAGCTGTCTTACCACCAGTACCACCAGCATTTGGCTTAGGAGTTACTGGAGGTGTAGCACCAGCAACTGTTCCTCCAGCAGCGGCTGCTGCTTTAGCAGCATCTGCTGTGGCTGCTGCAGCTGCAGAAGTTGTAGCACTTGTAACACTCATAGGTGTCATTCCCGGTCCGGGAGACTGTGGTGCTGTTCCTGCTGCAGGAGTAGTACCCTTTGGCTTAATCTTTCCTTGCTCGTCTACATCGTACTTTCCAGCGGAAAGATCTGTAGATTGCTTAAGAAGCTTCTGCTGCTCTGCGATAGATGCGTTGTAACGAGTTACATAAAACTTTAGATCGCGTTCCTGAGCAGAGTTAACTTTTCCGCCTTGGTCAATGATTGCACGGTTAATCATTTTGATCTGTACAAGATCATCCTGAATGGTTGTCTCAATCATTTCTGCACGATCAGATGCAGACTTAGCCATTGTCTTTACACGCTGTTCAACAGCGTTAGTTGCCTTAGCTCTATCTGCTGCTAACTTAGCTGCTTCACGCTGAGCCTTGTTAACTGCTGCTTGCTTCTTTGCATCAGCAAGAAGCTTGTTAATATCAAGAGTGCCTTCAGCCATTATTGACCAGCCGCCAATCTAGCGATGATGTCGCCATAGCCGTTGAGTTGATTGTTAATAGCTTCTGGAAGAAGTTCTTCATCCTTCATGATGCTTTCCTGAATAACCTCACCCTTGCCAGCCATATCTAATCCACCGGTTGTACGAGTGGTGTATGAGCTGCCCTGTTGTGTTGTAGTTGAGATAGATGGGTTTGCTTCTTCTGCTGCGGTTAATGCACCACGAAGACGAGCCTTCTCAGCTGCTGACATATCACGGCCAAGTAATGCTCGACCTGCTGTGTCAATGATTGCGTTAGCAGTCTTTGGATCTGAAATGTTGAAAGACTTCTGGACCTGAGTTTTGTCCTGACCTGCCATACCACCTTGCTGATATACCTGAGTCATCTCTTCCCAAGAATAACCTCCAGCAGAGTTTGCTTCCTTTAGTAAGTCAGCAAATGCTGCTGTGTCTGCAGTACTCCAGAAAGCGGTCTGGAACTCTTGCTTGTTTCCATACAGACCTGCTTGATACATAAGAGTCTTGAGGTAGTTCTGGTCGTTAGGTGTACGCAACTTAGTGTTCTTGATTTCGATTGCTTCTGCATATGTACCGTTGTATAGAGCATTAAATACCTGACCAGTAGTTGTTATCTTTTTACCGTTAGCATCTACTGTTGTTTGACCCGGACGGTATACCTCTGTGTTCTTAAGTGGATACTTAACCTGAGACGAGGACGAAGCCCCGGCTACTGGTGCAATAATTTCCATTAGTTATTCCCTGTCTCGGTGGCGAATACACGCCAGTACATAACGCTGAACTCTGGATATTGAGCAATGATTCTGTAAGCCTCTGTGTCTAACCATTCAGCTACATTGGCTACTGACTTAGCAGTTAGTGTCTTGAAACCTGCAGCTGCTGCAGAATCCATTGCCGCCTTGCGATACTGCAAGAACTCAGCAAGACCCTTACCAGCTTCAGTTGCTGCATACTTCTTATCGTTGACTGCTTGTTCAAGTTCCTTGACCAAAGTCTCACGAGGTACACCGGCAGAACGGAAGTCAGGCTGACCACCGAAGTCATCATCCAATGCAGCCTTACGAGTCATGTAAACTTCATGAGCAAGCTTTGGATCTTCGCCATCACGAATGGCGATTGCTTCGTCAGATTGCAACTTAGCCTTACGAGCTGTGTATACATAACGAGCTGCTTCCATTTGCATTTCTGCTGGAGTCAACTTGAAACGCTTACCTGATTGTTCCTGCCACTTAGCAAACTCTGTTGAGTATTGTCCACCGGGGAAGAAGAGGGCAAACGCATTTGCATACTTAGTCGCTTCTTCACGGTTATTTGTGTAGAACTTCCAAGCATCATCAGTAGGTTGGATACCACCACGGGATCCAGATACCAATGCAAAGAGTGCTGAGTCACCGTACTTATCTGCCCACTTGGCAACTGCTAATGCATAGTTGTCTGGGTTGTTAGCACGGATAGTCAGGAAGTCATTGACCATCAAAGACTGAACATGTAGCTCGCCTGTCTTATCCTTAGCAAGGATCTGAGGTGCAATAGAACCCGGAGCAATGTTAGCTGTGATACCACGCCACAAAGCAAGGACTCGGTTGAGCTTTGATGCATCATCAAGCAACTTCTCAGTTGCTGTGTTGTCCAATGGGAACTCACCGTACTTACCTGTGGTAGCAAGGTAGGTCATCAATGGACGAAGGGTAGATAGATTCTTACCCTCATAGGAGTCGATTCCAAGGCCATAGAGCAGTCTCTGGGCCCATGCTGGTGTGAATGTCTCAACGATTCCAGTCTTGGTCTCAGGGGCCCCGAATGGGTAAATAATGTCACGCAGTTGATCTGCGATCCAACCATTCTGGTTCTGAATGACCTTACCCAAAGAAAGCTGAATAGCAGGTCCTACACCCGGAAGGATCTCGTTAGAGAAGGCCATGTTCATCGAAGGAATAGAGATCGATGTAGGCATGCCCGGAACCTTGGTGCCAGATGTAATCGATAGCATGCCACCGAGGATGTCTCCGGCCAACGGAATAATCATGCGAGGATCACCGTAGGTTGGATCCTTGTAGATAAAGCCTTGGCTTGGGTCATCCCAGTTAGCGTTAGTCCACTCGTAGATTACGCCAGTCTCAGGATGTGTTAGGAACTCGTAAGCATTAGATGCCTTGTAAACACGAGCCTTACCCTGTAGACGGAATGTGTTAGCCACATCCTTTGTAATCAACTTAGACCAAGTGCCAAGTGTGTTAGACCATGCTGAGATAAACGGTGCTACCAAACGGAAAGCTGCTGCATACTGCTTCTGTCGCATTGCATCGTAGTAGAGCTTGCCTACTTCATCAGCTGCTAATCCTTGTGCAAGTTCATCCATCTTTGCTAGATCGAATCCTCGATCATCAAGAGTCTTGATTCCCTCACGCATACGAACTAACGCAGGGTTAGGGAACGATGCTGGCTTACCAAAGAATGTAAGTCCACGAAGTTCCTTCTCAGCCTGAGCAAGAGCCTTCTCAGCATCTGCCTTGTTCATAAGGTTGATGTTCTCTGCGATCTTCTTCCAGTACTGCTGACGGTACTCAGGACCCAAAGACATACGCTTTTCAACTGATCCAGAGAAACGGAAGAACGCAGATGCTGCCTTATCCCAAGTTCCCTTGAGTAGTGGTGCTTGTGCAAAGTCTTCTGCTGGCAAACGAAGCTGACCGATAACACGGCTAACATCTTCTGTTGCACGGTACTCGTTAAGAATACGACCAAGCCAGACATCCTTAGATGTCTTACCTGCTGGATCAAATGACTGACGAACACCCTTGGTATCTACCATTGGACGACCAGCAATAAAGTCAAGAATCTCTTTGCGACCAACGCTTACTTCATCGATACCCTGCTTAGCAGTATCTAGATAGAAACGAACGGCTTGCTTAGCAAGATCAATATCATCTGAGAGCATGATTGCACGATCGACTTCGTTGACCTTAGCAATCTGTTCACGAAGGGCATTACCCTTCTTAGTCTCAAACATAAAGTCTGTAACGATGTCTGTGTAGTTGTCAGCAAGGGTCATGCCCTGTGCTTCCTTCATTGCAATAAATTCTTTTGCTTCAGGGAACCATGGCTTGAACTTACCGTTAGCCATTACGCCACCGTCCAATCCACCTGCAGCCAAACGAGCTACCTGTGATTCACGGTACTGCAAGATTGCAGATCCCCATGCACGGTTGAACTGGCGTTCAGTAGATTCGACGAAACGCATACCTGTAGGTAGTAGACCTGTACGAGATCCTGCACCAACACCCTTACCCATTGAACGAGCCATCATCAAGGCATATTTGTCAGCATCTGCAAGGGCTGCACCCTTGAATCCTGCTGAGTCAGTTTCCTTAACTAAGTCACGGAATGATGTATTAAAGATGTTGTTGTCTACTCGTGAGAACTTAGTTAAGTACTGACGAGCTGCAGACCCTTCAGGGTTAGCCATCATCATCGCAATAAACTGCAATGGGTGTGAGAACAATGTCGTCGATCCTGCAAGGAACGAACGAATCTGCATATCGAGAATGTTTCGCTGGATGTATGAAATACGACCAACGAGAACTGTCTGCTTGAAGAAAGAGTCTAGTGCTTCTGTTGTGAAAGCTCTGAACTGCTGAGCAGTTTCTGATTTCGATAATATGTTTCGAGTGGTTCCGGTAAGTTGCCGCATTGCGTTAGTGTCCGGCCACTTGACAAAATTTGTAAGTTGAGAATCAAGGAACGGATCCAAACTTGAGAAAGTAATCTTCTTTCCATCGAGAACCATTTCCGCAGTAGTTTGTCCGTCACGAAGAGCTTGAGCCAAGAAGTTGCGATGCATATCTTGTTCACGCTTAAATACACGAGCAGCATCCTGAAGTAGTCGAGCCTGTTCCTCATTGAGGTTTGGTAACTGCTCTTTGACGATACCTTGGATGGTGTCGATAAAAACATTGAAGCGTTCTGATGTGGTTGTTGAATCCATCATACGCTTAGTCATTGTTGCACGAAGCTTCTCAGATCCACCGAGGAATGGGATGTTATCGTGCAGCTGCTTTGTTAGCTTGTCTACATCGTCAAGATGTAGCAGATCCTTCTCAGGAGCAAAGCGAGTAAACTGTGAAAGAACCTTGTTATCACGGAAAGCTTTAACAGTTGCTTCTGCAGCCTTAGATGTGTAGAACTTATTCATAGTTCCCCACATGATGCCAAGCTCACGAGGCTGGTATACTCCAGGATTATGTGAGATTGCACGACCTGCTTCTGCAGCAAATGTCAGCTTTGTACCACGAGATAATTCAAGTCCTACTTCACCAGCAAGGATACCGACAACTTCTTTTTCGGTCTTAGCTGCTGCTAGTAGACGAGCAGTATTGATGGAGATGTCTCCATTCATTGCTCGCCATAGATCGTAGTACTGGTTATCGTCATAGTGGTTAGCAATAAACTTAGCAACATTCTGGCCAAGCTTTCCAAACATCGCATCTGATGCAGCTTGGAAGTTGATGATCTGCTTGCCATCGATGGTTGTTAAACCAAAGAGTGCTTCTGTTGCTACTTGCTGACGACCCTTTGCTGTCTCGAGCATAGCCTTAGCTTCTGCCTGAGTCTTAGCATGATCCTTAACAAACTGTAGGTTAGATTCGTATACAGCATTAACACGATCGTATTCAGCCTGAGCTGCGTTCTTTAGCTTGCCAGCTTCTTCGATCTGCTTATCAATCTGTGCAATGCGTTCACGAGCAGTTAGCTTAGGTGCTACTGCACCTTGGCTAAGGTTCTGTACCTGCTGCATAATTGCTTCAGGTGTAGTCAAAGGCTGAACACCTAAGTCACGAATATCAGGAGATGCAATCGCTGCTTCTCCACGCTTAGCAAACTCAGATACACGAGCAGGGAATGGATCTACTGCACGAGGGAAGTATGCGTAACCTACTGTGCCTACGGCACCACGAGTTCCGCCAATGTTCTCAAAGCCTTGGAATCCAAGCTTCTCGTATGCTGCATACAAGTTATCAATCAAGCCAGCCTCTTGTGCCGCCTTAACGATCTCTGCATGAGTTGCACCGGGTACATCGATCTGATCGATTACACGCTGGATGACATCATCTGATGCACCAGCTGCAGTTGCTTCATCAATAAACTTAGAGCCAAGTTCATTACCAAGACGAGTAGCCTGTGGTGAATCTCCAGCCTTAACAAGTGCAGTCCACTTAACTAACTGTGGCTTCTGCTTTGCAGCTACACGAACAACAAGTTCTTCTCCACCACGAACACCAAGTGTTGCAGGACGATCACCCTTCTTAAGGGCAGCCTCTGCAGTTGTGTGAATCAATCCCGGTGCTAGTGCTTCTTGCTTGCGAAGTTTGTCTGCATCGGCAACGATGTTGTCGAAAGATGTTGAGTCAAGTACACCTTGAACTTCTGCTGCTCGTTGAGAGTTGTTCAACTCCAAGCGATACTGCATGAACTGTTCTTCGGCTCGCTTCTCACCAACAAGACGAGCAGACTCTTGGTCTCCACGCTTTAGTTCTGTGAGATAAACATTACGGCGTTGATAGAGTTCACCGAACTCTGCTTCAACTAAATCTGCAGATGCCTTTGCATTGTAGACAACATCAGAGAGTCTTTCGATTTCTGGCATCATCTCTTCTACATCTAATGCATGCTTTGCTATATCGCCTTCAAGCATTGCTGCATTGCCAGATGCAATACGCTGTTCTGCTCTCCACTTGTTAATGTCTGCAGCTACATCTTCGTACTCACGACGAACTGCCTTAAGTGGTGCAGCCTTTGCTTCTGCTGCACGAGCTGCTGCCTTTGGACCGATACGAAGTGCTGCACCCTCTTTACTAATCTTGATAAGACCAACACCGGGTACATAAGTCAATGGGTCAGCAGCAAGGTTAAGAATGAATCCAGATACAGCTTGGAATGTACGAGCTGCTTTAGTTTCTGGGTTATCGTAAAGCTTCTGTGTTAATGCAGATGCATATGTCCATGGGACATTGCCCTTCATCTTTGGCCCACCAGCAATTTGAGACTTAAGCATGGCTTTGCCAACTGCAGAGTTAAGGTCTACACCAAGGAAGCCTGAACCTAGATCTACCTTACCTGTTGTAAGGAGTGACTTTAATGCCTGACCTGATTGTGTTTCATCATATGTATTGAAAACGGTTGGTACACGACCAGCGGCAATATTACGAAAGGATGCTTCAAGCAACTCAAACGGAGTTGATAGTGCCATGAAAGCAGTACGAGTAAGCGGTGCTAAGAAGTCAGCAGGTGAATCCTTCTTTGTCTTTCCTGCTTCTTTAATTTTTGCAGCAGCCTGAATAGCAGCGTTGCGTTGCTGATCTAGATAAGACTCAGCATCTAATGTTGCAGCTGCGTTAGCAGTAGGCCCATAAGGTGCAGCGTTTGATTTAGCCAACGCTAATACAGTACCTGCTCCTGCTGCTGGATATGTCTTAGCAAGTGTAGATACCTGCTTAGCAAACTGTGGGTTTAAGTATTGCGACTCTTGTGCTTTACGCCAAGCATCGTACTCTGGAGTTCCTTGCTTCGGAACTGCAAATGGAGACTCTGCCACTAAGCACGACCTTCTGCTTTAAGTCTTTGTGCAAGACGGGTCAAATCAGGATCTGGATAAAGAGCTGCTAAAGAAAGAACTAACTTTGCAGTCTCATCTTGTGCCTGTGGTGGAATAGGTAGGATAGATGAATCACGACCAGCACCCCAGTCTGCACCATCTTCGATAGGTGTTTCACGGTTAGGGTTTGGTTTATTGAAATCTGTACGGCTTGGAGTAGCACCTGCACCCATGGTTCCCATAGATACTGTGCCACCTTCGGTGGCTGCTAGTGGTGCTGCTGTTTGATTCTCGTACATTTCTTTTCCAGCACCATACTGGTCTGCTGGAATCTGCATCGCAGCTTGGCGACCTGTGTATCCATCTGGTGTGGAGTAAACGCCGGGTCCTGAGACCTTAATGCCATCAGCCATTGTTCTTCTCCATCTTCTCAATATCTCTAATTAGTTCATCTCGCAAGTAAACTTTCTTCGCTTCGTTTACTCGGTGTCCGTGGATTAACCACGCTATTGATTCTAAAAAATTTGCAAATGTATTTGCTATGTTCAAAAATAAAACTACTGCTGAATAAATAAAATCAATCTTTTTAGCAGGACGAGCTAGTGCAAAGCGATCTTCTGAATCTTCAAAACATTCTTTGCACATAGCCCGTCCTCTCTAATTACTTAGCCTTCTTACCACCGGCTGAAGCTGGCTTACCCGGCCCACCGATCTTCTGCATTGCTGCCTTACCTGATGCTGACATCTTTCCCATGATTGGGCCAAGAACTGGAGCCTTAGCTACAGCACCCTTTTTTACTCCGAACATATTGTTCTCCTTAGTGATTAAGCAGCACCAAGTGCTGCCATTAGTTGTGCCATTGCTGGCTGTCCACCACCGGGTTGGCCCTGTGGGGAAATAGAACCTGCAGCCGGGGCCGCTCCCGGAATCCCCATCTCGGGAGATTGCGAAGCACCGGGGGCCATCTCAGTCGCTGCAGGTTGTACCGGAGGCGTGAACGCTTTAGCGACTACAGCCTCCAATGATTCACCCTTCTGACGACCTTCGAGGATCATTGCTAACTTAGCAACTGCATCTGATGGATCTCCACCTTGTGATGCGATCATCGGGATCGTAGTAGCAAACTGTGAGACGGCTACACGAAGAGCATCTCGCAACTCTTCTGTATCTACCTTCTGCTCTTCTTGTGTGACATTGATATTAAATGGCAAGTTACGGCGTAGGAAGTCACGAGAGATCAACTTATCTCCACGAAGCTGCAATCCAAAGATTGCTGCACGGTTAGGATCAAGCCCTGCCATAAGTCCGTACTGAACATCTACTGTGTAATCACCATTGATTGCTGTAGATGGTGTGTATGTAAGCTCGTATGGTGTTCCATCATCGGAACCACGAATCTTCTTCTTGATATTTCCAAAGACTTTCTCATCCATGCAGAATGAGATACCAATAAGGTTAATAAAGAAGCGAGCAAATACTGATTGTGCTGCTTTAATCTGTGAGTCAAAGCCACCCATAAGTGCCTGAACACCACGACCTGTAACGATAGATGCATCGATCTGACCTGTACGGCCTTCAGGATAACGAGATCCCATACGAAGCTCACGCTCTAAGTTCTGTGTTTCTGCAAATACTCCACCCGGAAGTTCAATAGGAACTCGACGGATACGCTCTGGTGTGTTAGAACGAAGCAATGCATCTGGTCCAAGTGTAAATTCTTGTACATCAGGTGGGATAGCAATCGGTGCATTGACTGACTTCTTAGCTGCTTCTAGCTGTAGAAGTGCAAATCGTGCCTTAGCCATCTGTACTGGGATGACATCATCGAACTGACCACGAACTTGACCATCAACTGTAGGGCGTTCTGCAACTTCTGCAAGGATCTTACCCACCAAGTTAGGTGTATTTGATAGTACTGCGTTGTCTAATTCAGGTACATAGATCGTATCTTGGTCTTTATCGTGGTAACGAACTACTGAAACAGTAGCCTTCTGACGATACTTACGGTCGATCTGTGCTGAATACTCTGGGTACTGAGCCTTCAAAGTATCTGTATCGATAGTAGATACTGATGAAATTGATACTAAAGAACCGAAACGGTCCTTCTCGTAGTAGCAACCGAAGGGTGAAAGTACTCGTGTACGAGGGTTATTAGTATCAAAATCGTACTCAACGATAGCTGCTGCAAAGCCGTATGTGTAGTAATGATCTGCAGCTTGGTACATCTGTAGCTGCATATCGGATAATGCCATGTAGTGATTAGCAATACGGGTACGAAGTTCAGCCTTACGACGGTCTGAATCCTTTGTCATGTTGCTAGATGAGCAGTTGATAGCAGGTAGTGGTGCTGTTACCTCTGATAGATCACGAGCTGCAATATCGATCATGTTAGCGATGAGTGGCTTCGGATACTCATCAGAGAACTGACCAAAGAAGACATCTTCCAAGCGACCTTGACGGACGGCAAGTACATCTGCCATCTTGCGGTCACGGTCAACGGAAGCAGCCTTAAGCCGCTCTACCTTTGCCGTAATTTCTAGTGTTGAAAGCATGTTACTCCTTATGAGATACGACGATCTGCGGCCCATTCATCAAGGTTGATGACTTGTCGTTTCGCAGCATCTGCTCGTGTTAAGAATTCGTTCTTTACGAACTTTCCACCGTACTCACCAAATTGGCAAATCTCTCTAGCTCTGATTTCACAGAACCACATTGCCATTACTAAGTCGGTCTTGTTCTTTGTTTCCGGAGACCAAGTGATTAACTGGTCAATCAGTAACCGAATACCCTCGGTTCTATCTGATGGAAGATGTAGCAAGTTATCTCTATGATGCTTGCCATTAGATTCAATCGTTCCGAATAAAGCAGCCATAGCTGCTACACCGAAACCGACATCCCACTTGTTTCGTGTTGTTGTGTGTTCCCTAAGAAGCACACCACGGTTTGCCATCCATTGCCGTAGATTCTCATCCTGTGTCAGGTAGCCCTGAAATGCATTACGCTCCACGATCCATTCGGACGGGTTGTATTTTTCGGTCATTGTAGTGATGAGATCACGGATTGCTTGTGGCGATGGGCGAGTAATAGTTGCCGCATCCAAGATATATCTTTTCTTGCGACGACGGTCAATAGCCATTACTACCGCTGCCGTGTCACCAACGATTGCTGGATCGAGTCCGGCAACGATAGTGAGACCTTCTGTTGTTTCGGGATGACCCGGATTGCCGGGGATCAATGGCCCGACCATACGCATGCGATCGATAGATCCTCGAACGCACTCTTGTGAGAATACTGAATCTTCGTCGGTGTCCGCTTGCTGGTAAACCATCGACCAAGTTTTAGGATCCAGAGCTGCTCTACGCATTGAGAGGTTCTCGCCATCCCAACGAGGGTAGAGACCGTTCTCATCTGGTTCTTCATCTGAGCCCTGCCAAGGGCGATCAGACTTAGGCCATAATGTCTTCCAGTCTTTTTTGTCCTCAGCGAACTCTAAGACTGCTGGCATCGAAAGATATGTCCATGGTGACTTACCGGTTGGGTAGCGTTCACCGTTACGCAGTTCACGGTACAGATCGATTGAATCAACTCGAGTACCTAGAACCAAAAGCTTGCCTGTAGGCCCCAGACGGGTCAGGACTTCCTGTTGAATCCAACGAATATGCTTCTCGTACTCATGAGCATTTGACATGGTAACGCAGTCGTCGAGAATGATTAAGTCGGCACGGGCACCGTAAACCTGACCACCAATACCGATGGCTTGGATAGTCGGATCTTTCTGATCTGAGTCACGGAGTTCGTCACCTAGATAAACCGTGGTTGCTTGCCAAGTAGCAGACTTGGACTTGAAGCCTGAACCAGCCGCGTAAGCGAGCTGGAGCTTCTGCCAGCCCGGGTGGGTTAGTCGCTGCTTAATGGCGTAGATAAATTCTGTTGCTTTAGATTGAGACTTGGAGACGATCATGATACGGACATTTGGATCCATACAGATTCGATACACCGGGTAGTCAATCGAGGTGGTCATTGACTTGGCATGCTCGGGAGGAACATTGACCAGTACATACTGTTGACGGCCTTGCTCAAAGGTCATGGATGGGTGCATCCATTGTGGCTCGTTACCCTCTAGCAGATCAATGATGTTCTGCTGGTGAGGGAAGGTTTCAGCCTCTAGGTATTCCTTACGGAACTCCTTGAAAGGTAGGGTGAGTGACTCCGCACTCTGTATTCTCCCCTTTGAAGTACGGGCAGCTCTAACCTTGTCTACGGTCTCTTTGAACTCTTTGTCCGTAGAACGGTAGTAGTCAAACAGCTTGTAGCTACGACCGACCTGCATCATGGCATCTTCGACCGTACAGCCCTCAGTCAGAAGGCGTATGACCTTCGACTTGATCTTGGCTGTCTCTTCTCTTTTGCTCATTGTTTCCTCTCGCGGCTTCGCCGCGTGAAAGCGAAAGATTTTTTCATTGGGTTATGCGGTTCGATTTAGAACAGACTACTGGGCAAAAACTAGGCTCTAGGATCGCCTTCGCTCCCATGGGGTCGCTCCGGCTCCCTAAGAGCCGGGCTGTAGTCGTCTATATTCCTTGTCGGAATATATCCTCCTACTATAGATAAGCCGGGAAATGGGGTGCTTATCCCGCTTTTTGCCCTGTGATCTGTGACACATCTACTGTATATAGTAAAAGTGCAGGTCAGACGGCATGTCGCGGAGCTAAATCCTATCAAAAATTTTTAAGTGGGTACATATAAGGGGTCCCCTGCGGCATTTATAGCACCCGGGTCAATTTGCAGGGGGGTGTGTTGCAGGGCTTACTTTACATAATGGTTATTATCGGCGGTGCTTAATGTCCGTTTTGTACCGGGCTCGCGGCCATGCATGCCGGCCGGTACTAGGTAGCTTTTAAAGATCGGCCGTTAAGTAATCGCCTAGTAATACGGGCTAGATCTCGGGGGATGATCGGGGGCATGGCATGAGATCGGGAGGGCATGAGCTAGGCCATGGAATGGGATAGCTATCGAGGGGCAAGGGATCCGGTGGGATAGCTCGAGGATCTGCCGGGGTCATGGGATCCGGTAGGCCATGGATCCGGGCCATATTTACCCGGTAGAAATTCCCCGGTTTCAATAGTTGACATTGCAGAAATTCGGAGGATAGTTAGCTAGTGAGCCGGGATCTAGCTCGGCCGCTTATTAGATAAGGATCAGATTATGAGCGAGAATAAAGAAGAATTTAACGGGTGGCATAACCGCGAGACATGGGCCGCCGCTTTACATATTGGTAACGATGAGGGGCTTAACGATCAAGCGATCGAGCTAATGGAGGCCGCATTCGATCGCGGATCTCTCGAGGGTGAAACCGTAACCGATCGCCGCCGGGCCGGGATCGCTAGGGCCGGGGCTCGCCTCGATGAATGGATCGAGTCTCTATTTACTCGCAAGGGTTACGAGGGAGAATTTGGGGGAGATTGGCCGGCCGCATTGGCAGACATGGCCTCCGATATTGGATCTCTCTATCGTGTCGATTATTACGAGATAGCCGAGGCATTACTCGAGGATAAGCTCGCCGCATTCGATACCGAGGCCGCCGCATGAGGGCCGCCCGTAGGATCTTAAGCTCGCCGGTATATCGTCGCCGGTGGGCCTACCTAATCGCCGGGATAGCTATCGCCGCCGCGATCCTTTATCTATCGGGCCGCATATGGTGGACGGGCTCGGGCTATTGTTTCGGTACCTTGCTCGAGTGCATGGGGCCGCAGCTGTGAGCGAGTCTAGGGGTAGCCTACGCCTCGCCTTGGTGATCTATTACCCGGCCGAGCAGATCCCTAACGGGGATCTAGCTCGCCGCCTCGAGGGGCTCGAGTGGTGGATCACCGATCGGGAAACCATCCCACCGATTACCCGGGAGAATTAGGGCCGCCGGCCCGGTGGGGCCTCGAGATAGCTCGGGGCCTTGCCGGGTGGTTACCGTAACCGCCGCAATACTTAACCGATAAGGATCAGAACATGACAATAACACGCGATCAATTCGAGACTATCGCCGAGGCTAACGGGGTGGGAGATATCGCCCGATCATTACTCGATAGCGGCAAGCTCGAGATCATAGGGGTATCAGATACCGGGCCGCGATCAATTAGCTTGATCGCCCGGGATATTATGCGATCAGATTGGTACCGATCTAACGCCTCTATATATGCTCGAGATTATGTCCAAGCGATGGAATTTTTAAACCGAGTAACCGATCAATATTTCGCCGATACCGCCGAGAGTGTGATCCGCTACGCCTTAAGCAACATGTCAACATGGCGAGGGGATCAAGCTCGAGCGATTAAGGCCGAGCTTAAGGATCTACTTAAGGGGGTTAAGTAACATGGGCCTTAATTTTGCCACCGATCTAGCCGATACCATGCCGCTACGCGATGCGATCGGTATCCATCTACGCAATAACCACTATCCACCGGTACCCCTATCGATGGTAACGCCTTGCATTCGAGCGATCGAGGCATGCATCGAGAGAGATTGGGAAAGATTGATCGAGCTACCGGATGGTATTAAGTGGCGTAACCAGATAACCGCCCCGGCTAATGCGATCGCCGAGGCTCACCATCTAGGGCCATGGATAGATCTCGAGCCTTGGGAGATTGAAGAATGAGAGATCGATGGAGAATTACGATTGAGATCGATACATATGATGGAGATCCCCGGTATTGGGATTGGTCTAAGCTGATCGATGATCCGATCAAGGTTACCGATAGCTCATTCGCCGGCCGAGTATTGGAGGATAAAGAATGATGCCGCTTAACGCTTATCTATCCGGCAAGGTAGTACCGATCTGCCGCGAGTGTGATAAAGAATTATCACCGGATGAAATTGGTTATGGCCACGATTGCGAGGCAGCTTAGCCGATAGCATGATGGTGGGGCCCGGGGCTAGATCCTCCGGGCCTTGCCATGGTGGGATCGGCTCACCTATTTACCCCCATGAGAGGATCAGATTATGGGATCATTAATTCAGACACGAGAGAGGGATCCGCTTAAGGATCCGGGAAAGATATCGGCCACCGATATCGCATTCGCTAGATCGGCCGCCGCTGATAGCTTTAAAGAATACGGGCTCGGGGTACCAAGCTACTTAATCCGGCCATCTAGTACCGAGAAATTAGGGCTCGATGTCCCCGGGTTTAACGCGATCGCCGGGTTAACCTTAACGCCGGCCACCATGGGCCCGGCTACGACATGTCAATTTTTTAAACATTGCCAAGCCTTATGCGTGTTAACGCATGGCCGAGGGGCATTCGATAGTGTGATCCGAGCTAGATCCGCAAGGGTTAAGCTATTGATGGATCAACCCGAGGCAGCAGCTATCCTATTAGCTCATGATGTAGATCGATTTGCTCGGACATGGGATCGATGGGGCCTCCGATTGAATGTCGCCTCCGATCTAGCATGGGAGAAGGTATCGCCATGGCTTATCGATCGAGCGATCTCCGGTGGTGGCGTGATCTACGATTACACCAAGCGATGGGATCGAGATCCCGAGCCTATGCCGGGATACCGTCTAACCTTTTCCGCCGCCGGCCATTCGATCGATCAGATTAAGGACCGAGTATCTTCCGGGGGTAATGTCGCCATGGTTTTACCCGTAGCTAAGGGATCTCCGGTACCTAATACCTTGCATGGCCTACCCGTAATCGATGGGGATATCCACGATCTCCGGGCCTTAGATCCGCAAGGGGTTATCGTAGCTTTACGGGCCAAGGGTAAGGCTATTAACACCATTGGATCCAAGCTTATCTATGAGATTGGGGTACCGGCATGACATATGGATGCGGATCTTATACATGCGTTACTTGCTACCCGTACACCTATCGATGCGAGCATCTAATAGATTACGCTGAGCCTATTCCTAACGGTCAACCGATCCCCGAGTGCGAGCATGAGGAGATAGAATGCCTACCGTAGCCCTGTTCATATTGACATTCTTCACGCTACCCTTGGGCATGAGTGAAGGTCAACCATTACTAGTCATGATCCCGGTACTCGCTTGGATCTTATCGATATTAACGAGGGGATAACATGAAACCAAATATCATCATCGCTATTGTATCTCTCGGGGCCGGCCTAGTGCTGGCCCCGGGGGATATCTCTCCGGCTATCATTCCACCGATCACCGTTACCGAGAGGATCGAGGTACCCGTATCTCATGATCCTACTCTTGAAGATCTTCCTTTAGCTTGGCAGAAAGTTGCTAAGTGTGAATCCTCGGGTCGCCTTAATGCCGTAAGCGGCAAGCGTGGTCAGTTCCAAGGGCTATTCCAAATTGAATACCCTCGAACATGGGTAGCACATGGTGGATCAATGACAGTACCGCCGAAAGCGGCATCCATGATGGAGCAATTCTGGGTAGCTCTTCACATCTATGTTGATCGTGGCTCTAAGCCATGGCCATACTGTGGTAAGTTTCTTAAAGAACATTATGGTAAGTAATGCCTAAAGCGGCATGCTAGAATAATCTTAGTGGATCTGATCCTCCACTCGGTCAATAGCCCTCGAGTCTTCGGACTTGGGGGCTATTGTTATTTGTTATCAGTAGAGTAAAACCCACCACCATTAAAGATCACAGGGTTGGCAGACCACACTCGTGCCATCATCTCACCGCAGTCGCATCGAGGAATGGATTCCTCAGCAGTCATTGATCTTTCAACGGTTACTTCAATCCCACACTTGCTACATTTGTAGTCGTAACTTGCCATTAGTTGTTATAGCTTCCTCTGTATTTGCGTAGCTTCTCTTCAGGTACACAGTAGATCTCAGGTCGTTTCCAATCAGGCTTGTCTAAGAACTCAGGTTGCATTGCATCTGCACCCCACATCCAGCCCATGATTTCGTAGGTAGGCATGCCACCTCGTACCAGTACGAACTTAGTTTGTGGATCAGCACCCGGCCTTACCAGTAAGCGACCCTTCTCATGCTTTGTAAACTTCACATCTATGTTGGGTTCAATGTCCACTCCACCTTGACCGAAGGCACCACCCCAGTACACGCCAAGATTCTTAGCTACTGCAATCTCTGCACCGCAACCATCTACATCTAGCAGGATCCGTTGCCAAGGATCTAAGTCACCAAGGCCACGCATCTGTTGATTCTTCATGGTAGATACATAGCGTTCGACCGCAGTATTAACTGCCATCACCACCTCGTATCTTTCGAGTGTGATCTTTAAGCCCATGGGCTTGGCCCTCCAAGGTTGTCAATGATCTTTCGCAGGGCTGACTGAATCCAGCGATCGACTGTTGAATCGGATACATTCCAAGCAATAGCTATGTCAGATAAGATCAATGGGTTAGCACCATAGCGTTGCTCTAGTAGCAACTGATCGTCATCTTTGAGTAGCTCATAGGCTGACCTAACATCAATGACCATACCTAACACATTGCCACCCTCACTTGGAACCGGTGGCTTGCGTGGTGTGCCGTCATCAATCTGATTAACCAGTACTGCACCTTGAGTTTCAAACTGCAAGGCTACGGGTAGAAGGGTTGCAATCAGGTTAGTGTCATAGAAGAACTCATCTCCCATGTTGTAGCCTAACTTGGCGGCCTTCTCCCTACGGGATATCTTCTCTATATGTCTACGGAATCTGGCCATGAGCTTTCGTGCAACCCACTTAGTCTCATCCTTGCTGACTGTGTATGACTTCTCAAGGTCATCTGCCAACTTAGGCCGTTGCAGTACATAGATCTGTAGCTCTTGAACTAAGTCCTCATACTCCACATAGTTTGAGAACCTACGGTGGATAGCGTAAGCACTAGCCCGTACAAGATCTTGTACATGTTCCTCAACGCGACTAGACATCTTCTCCCCATTGGTCATCTTCTATCTCAATGATCGCATCCATTACGAACTGTGTCACAAAGTACATGGCTGTAATTACAAGAGTTGGAATCAAAAAAATAATAAGCTTCTTCTTCATTGCTTATTCTCCGGCCACTTCCCACGCTGTACCATCATGGCAATGATGCAATAGTTAGCTAGATCCTTGAATGAATCCTCAATGGATTCGTGTTCAGGGTTGTGACCTGATGCCAGTAGATTCTTCAAGCGTTCCCACTTGTCACCCATACGAACCATCAGTCCATTGATCGGGCCACCGTATGCGTTGTTGATATTGCCCGGGCCGTAGTCTCTTTGCTTAGAGATCAACAGGTTGCCAAGCTCATCAATGATGTCCCAAGAATCGGCGATGAACTTATCCATCATCGGGTCTTTGGTAACTGCACCTTTATCCATAGGTCCAAAGGCGTTTGCTTTATCTCTAGCACTTGGATTCCGGATGATTCGATTAAACTCTTCATTAACTCCATGTCGCTCATACTCACTCATTTATTCCTAACCTCTTCCGTAGTCCGTCTAGTCCTTCTTCCATTACAACAGAGTTCACATCACTACCCGGTGGTAGTGTGATTAGCTCTGCATGTTCTACTTCTTGTAGCACCTTCTCTGCTAACTCCATGCCGGGGTTAGATCCATCTTTCTTATCGTCGTTATCTGCTAGTACTAACACCCGTCGGTA